CTTCTGAGTCAAGTTTAGGCTTATCTCCAGGTATACAAACACCTTTTTTGTCTATACCATCACAGTTAGGATCAAGACATTCCATCACAATTTCAACATCAATTTCTGTTGGTTGTTGAAGGGATTGGATAAATTCATTAACTTCTTTATCTGAAATAACTGTATCAAAAGAATCCATATCTGTATTATCTTCACCAAATGAAATAGCTCTCTTAATATCCTCCAAAGTAAACAACTTATCTTTATTCAACTCCATTGCTTTGTTGAATCCAACTATTATACCTCTTTTAATGAGGTGGTCATATTCTTTATAAGAAATACCTACTTTAAGTTCATCAGCCAACTTCTCAACATCAATCACTCCAAATATCCCATCACAATTTTGTTTGGATAGCACACCTATTAAATTATCTCTAAATTCTTGAGGAGCATAACCCGTAAAATCTTCATTTGCAAATGCAACATATTCACCATTTTGTTTTATTGAATAATCATCATTTACTTTAATTAATTTTGTTTCCATACTTTTTATCAAGTTTTAGAATGGTAAACAAGATCAAACCCATCCTGCAATAGTATATCTATCACATTTTTCCATCCTGATCTGCGTTCAGCAATACTATCACAGATTTCATAAACTTCATTATAATGGTTAGTTAATTCCTCACTATTAATGTAATCAGCATTTATTTGCATTTTTACAATTCCATCATATTTAACTAATGTAGTTATAGATTGGCTACCGGTAGATAATGAAGTCTCAATCACAAATGAAGATCCATTTACTTCGTAATTTTTTATTAGTCTAATTCTTTCCATATTATTTTTTTTTACATAAACATTTATCTGAGGTTTCTTTACAATCTAACATATTGTGGGTGCAATATCGGAATAGTCTTTTTTTATGTCGTCAGTTATTTCAATTAGTGGAAGTCTGACAGAAATATTAAACTGATTTGGTCTTAAAAACACACAAAGACAGTTATTCATCATTTCCGACATAATTCTCAGGTTAAAAGAATTAACCCGTTTATCAGAATTAAAATTTTTTGTTAAAATAATCTTTACATAAAATACTTTGTTAACATACGAAACCTCATAGTCTTCTTGTTTGAAATATTTCTCAACCAAAGTGTGAAAATATTCTATTCTGTGATCCATATCTCTTTTAGTGTTTCTCTTGTTTCTTTAACTTTAAATTGTGTTACTTGATTCGTCCCACTATTACCTCTTTTTCCTGTGATAAATTTTAATAACCCACCATTATAAAATTTATTTGGTGTGTCGAACGTTTCATTCTTGAAGTGGAGCACTCCCTTTGAATCCAATAATACATCATAGTCAACTCCTTTATAAGTTCTAATTAACATTGTATCATTACCAAATGCTTGTGCGATTTTTACCAATCTATCATCTAATGTTGGCGTTACCTGAGCGTCTTTAAATTCTTTGATTTCTTCCATGTTTACTTGAGTTCCGCCATAGATGTTCATAAAGTTAATGAACTCACCTGTAAGGGTATCTTCCTCGTCTTTAAACCATTCTCCAACAAGTCTGCGACTATCAAGGATCACATGCAAAAGTTTCTCCACCTTATCCATATTATCCACCAAGTAAGCAGAGATAATCTTATACCCTATCGGAGATTTTGTCCGATTGAGTTGATACTCTCTTTGTATAAGAGAGATTGTTTTTCCGATTTTTTTGTCCGTAGCATCAAGTTCCCGACCGAGAACGTCATAATATTCACCCAAATAGATATATCCTTCCATAATGGTAAAGATAATAAAATAAATTCAATATATCTTTAAGAAAACTTAAAAAAATGATTTATAATCGTATCCAAATCATCATCAGTCGCCTTTTCTTCCGTCAATGTATATGAATCCCCCCTATCACTATTCCCAAGAGAACCATTATCTACCTCATAAACCCAAATATCAAATTCTAATCTATTTGTTCTTGGTAGTATAACAATTTGTTCAATTAAATGCACGAGATCTTTAGTAGACCTAATTGGAATTGCATGATCGGTATAAAAGTCAATTCCTTTATAAATTTCATCAGGATTAGAATGGCTTATAACATAATCTTTTATGAACTGAAGTTTTACATCTCTTGGGATGTCCCCAACTTTTTGTTTTAATTGGACGTAGGTTATTCCTGAATCCTCCATAAATTTATAAAGCCCAACATTCTTTATTTTGTTTAATAGAGGTAGTTTTTTTTCTTCAGATTCATTCATGGGATTCCATTCGCAATTTGGCTTTGACATAGATCCAACATAAAAATTATCTATAGGTAAAAAATCTTTAATTGTGTTTTTAACATTTTTCCTTAAATTTTGTATATAATGAAATCTTTGATTAGAACTAAAAAATTTACCATTTAGTTCTTCCTGACTAAAAACCAAATAAACATTATATGATTCATATTCAAACGATATGGTAATGTCGCAAACACAATCTTCTTCTTTGAATGGCTCTATAATATCTTTAATTATATTAAGATACTTTGGTTGTTTTTCTTCTGATTCATTAACCCTTCTATTTTTTCTTTCGTCATACCACCATTTAAAAGTATTATAAGCATCAATGGTTGACCCCCCTGATGATATGTTTGAAAAGATGTCCCCAAAGTATTCCCTAATTTCATTTCTAATATTACCCACAATCTTATTCATTTTATATGAATCCACAAGACTAAATGAATTTTTAAATAATATTGACACATTACATTCTAAACTACCCCATCGATTATAATAGACATCAACAACCATTTTGTGAAAATTTTCAGGTAAATCATACTCTTCAATTGACATGCTCAAAAAATGCTCAATAGATTTCTCTAAAGATGGTAGTGATTTTTCTTTTGATTCACTAACCATATTTTTACGTAGTCCAAGTATTTTGGATTCTTCTCTTAATATTGTTTGTATGTTTTTTTTTAGACCCATAATTAGTATCTTTTATTAGAATAATGTAAATTGAGAGCTAATTGATCCACAATAACATTTAACGTTTCATCATCTAACTCATCTTCAGACATACTGTTAAAATTATCAACATCACCTTCAAAATCTAAATCTGAAGTATGAACATTAAGAACGTCATTATCTTTTGTAAGGTATTCAACATAGATAGTCTTAGCCCCACCATCTATTGTTTTTAATGGAATTGATCCCACTAAAAAAGTAAGATCTAACTCATTGGGTGTTTGTTGGAGATCTTTTACTACATCCTTTAAGTATTGTATTTTAATTTCTCTCGATAGTTCTCCCGTTTTTGAACGTATCTGAGGATAACTTAAACTTGTTTCATTCATAAAATCATATAACCCAACACTCTTAATAATCTTAAGTAGTGGTGATTTTTTTTGACTATCTTCCCTTAATATTCTTCTTATGGATTCTTGTAGGTTCATATTACTATTAATCTTTCGGCATTACATCCAAACATTTCGTTTATTAATTCCAATAACCCCGCTTTCCAATTATCTTCAGATCCTAAATAATCTTCAATCTGTTCCGAATACTCACCAAACAAAATTATTTTGTTGAATCTTGGGTTTTTAATGTCAGGTTGTTCATAACAAACTTCAGGTAATTCATCTTTAAATTCTTCAGGATAATCATTTCCATTTGGTTCCCAACGATTATCGTCAACCAATAAAAATAGATAATCATCAGCATGAGAATTAGGTAAAGTAAAACCAATCGCATGCGGATCACAACATTCTCCCATCCCACAATTGTAGCTAGCCCAATAAAAATAAATATCATCAAACCCCTCAAATAACATATTAAGGACATTATATATTAGGGGTTTCATATTGGTCTCTTCCCTTAATACTATTCTTATATTTTCTTGTAGATTACCCCCCACTCTTTTTTTTTCTTCATCACGAAGTTTAGATAAATAGATTCTTTCAACCCAACCTGGTTGATCCTCTTCATGTCTTTTCAAATCTTCTCTTGAGAATAAAGTGTTATCCATTATATATTCAACCATATCGTCCATAGAAACATCCTCAGGTATTTCTACTGGTGGGACACAAATGGGTTGTCTTTCGTATGTTATTTCGTTAAATTTATCAACCGATAAATCATTTCTTTTTAATATATTTTGAATCTTTTCTAATTGTACATCCTCAAACCATTCTTCAATTAGATACCCTAAATAATTTCTTCTAATAGGTATATTCATTTGGATTTCATCTAAAAGAACTGGATACACAGAAAGCGATGATTGGTCAAATTTTCTCTCACTTAATGGTCTTTTATCCCTATCTCCCCAATCTGGACTTGTATCATCAAATTCAAATGAAATTGATGCAATTTCTTTTCCGTCCTTACAAAATTCAAAATCAAATCTGTAATCCTTCCAAACCTCATTAACGTACATTTGGGAACCATCAAAGTAACTATTCAACCAATTATAAACCAATCTATCAATTTTTTCAGTTGGTTTTGCATATTTCTTGACTATCTCCTCATCCAAAACATTTTTGATCGATTCCTTTAAACTTTTTTTCTTTTTCATTTTTACACAATTAGGATATTTTTTACCAAACATTGTTTTCATACCTTTTTGAGTATAACCTTTCCAACATTTTTCCGTAATTTCAGATTCATTATATAAATGCTTAAAGTGTACGTGATCAGGTTCCATTTCAAAGGCAGGAGCCGCATATCCACCAGCACCTTCAGTTTCTTCTTCTTTATGAGTATCCTCACTTTTATTTAAATGTGAATTCCATCCAGTTAACTTATCTTCAATATCTCTAATAACATCATAATCAAGACTTATATGTCCATCAACATAAGCTTCCTTACCATTAATTTGTTTTACTTGAACAGCATAATCCGATTGGAATTTTTCATAATTGATAAGAAAAGTTTCGTATGATCCTTGATCTTCCGCATCTAAAATAAATAATTCAATTTGTTTATTTTCAAAATCATTAAATTTATTTCTATCGTATTTCACATTAACTAATGGCCAACTATTACCTCTTGGGGTTGTTTTTTTACCAATAACATTAACCTCAAATGGTAATGTTACATGTCTTCCATTGCGAAATGTTAATGTCATTAATAGTTTACCTTCAAGGGCATTGATTCGAGTAATAATTTTTGGATTATCCTTGAATATGCGTTTTAAATTTTCAATCCCCCCAACCATGTCGGCAGCATCAAAAATACCTTCTTCCACTATTACATCAAGTAATTTTGATTGTATTGAGGATTCTTTTAACATATGTTTAATTAGTTGTCTCATTCAACAAAAATATAACTATCTATTTTAATCTGTTTATAGTCTGTCGATCCTGTCGGACCATATTCACGATAAATATCATTAACCATTTTTAAATGATCTGGTATCATATTGTCGTAAATATCCATAATTTCACCATCAAATATTGAATTTTCATTCCTTACATCAAAACCATCTTTGTCACCATAATCCATTCCTGAAAATGGATAAGCAAACTTTTGCCTTTCATTTATAACATAACTTAAGTATTCCACAAATTTTTCCTTTGGTTTAAGCCCATAAAATTCCATAGATTTTTGATAATCAACTTTAATATTAATATAAATAGTAAATTTATATTCTTTAACACTATCAGCGTATTCCCAACCGACAACAAAAGGATATATTTTTTTTAACATATTTATCGCGATACTAATTCCCTTCGACACTTTATCATCGTCATTAGTTTCTTCTTTTAATATTTGCCTAATTAAATTTTTCATTAACTTTCGTATTCGTCTTGAGAAAAATAGTATTCCACATTTAAATTATAATTATTATCTGACCCCCAATTTATATTAACAGGCATACACATAATATTTTCAAAACTAGATTTAATTAAAGAACCCTCTCTTGTAAACGAATATTCTCCCACAACTCGTTGAAGTTCCTCATCAACTCGAGAAAGTTGAGATTTAAATGCTCCAATATCTGGATTATCCTCATAAGATTTTACTTTTATAATTCCAGAAGGTTCATTATATCTTGAATGGTATGACCCATTAACAATTTCAACCTCACTAATTATTTTAGGATTTACATTACTCTCCAATATCCACTGAAGTTTTTGAATAGAATTCAGAAACTTTTGTTCAAGTCCCTGTTCTTCTTTTAATATTTTTTTAATAGTCTGTTTCATTATATAATATTTTTAAGCACTTTTCATAGAGTCAGGATTGGCAATTGCTTTAGCAATCTTATCTTTATTATATAACCCCGTTTCTGCACGAGATTGTATTGCAATATCAACTAACTCTTTATCTTTTGCCCCTCGTTTAATTCCCTTATCTAATCTATCCGCAAACTTTTTAAAGAATCCTGACCCATTCCATGTAGCATAAGACATATGTGTTAGAAGATTCTTACTTTTCATAATCTTTTCTTTTGTTTTTGGGTCTTTAACAAAATTAGACATATACGAATTAAATCTTTTTTCCATTATAGAAGTTGCAAGATCCATAAGTGGTTTTTGAGTTCTTGAATCTCCTTTATAATTATACTTCCATTTTTGACAAAATCCATCCATATTACTCCATTTCGTATTCTTTCCATCACCAGTAGATTTAGCTCCTAATGATCGTTTCTCATCATCAATTATTTTGAAGAATTGTTTACCCTCATTTGTCGATTCAATATTACCATTATATCTGTCTAAACCAAACATAGTTTCCGTAGATTTACCCATACCTTTCGACCCATGACAAATCGGATTCCAATAACCACCTTCAAAATTTGCAATAACTTTTTTAGTTATATCTCTAAAATTGGCATTTCCACCTCCTGTTGAAACGTTAATCGGTTCTTGACTAATTGTTGTTGGTTCGTCACTTGTCGTAGCATCTTTTAATTTGTTCTTCCATTTGTCTAAAACCGATTTAAAATCCATAAATCCAAGATTAGAACTATCAAAAGTTCCTTGCTCCATTAAATCATTTTTATTTACATTTGGTGTCTTTAATTTTTTAGACTCTAATGTTGAGAATTTCATCGGATTTGGTTTCAAGTCTTTTTTTCTTATAATATTTAAATTTTCACTTAAATCATTAGTACCAACCTTTTCTTGTTCTATCTTTTCTTGTAATACTCTAACAAATTCATTTTGAATCATTTTTGTAAATTTAACATATGGTGTGTCATCTGAATTACCCCCATATCTACTTTTACTTTGAGGTGGTCTTGTTGACCTACCCAAATATGATAATCCAGAGATATTTGTAATACATTTGTGACCCCCACTATTGGATTCAATTAGATCCCAAGCATTTACGGTGATTGAGTCTAACATTTTCATTTCCTCATCCGTTAAACTATTAAATGGTTTTTTCATTATATTCTCAATTTTATCAAGAATATTATCACCATCATCCATTTTTTTAAATTTATCACCATATAGCGCTTTAAAATCTTTGAATGTAAAACCAACCGATTGTTCACCAAAATCTTTTCCTGATTCTGACACCCATTTAATTGTAGATAAAGGAATATCCTTACCTTGTAATTGTCCTTTCCACTTGTTTAAGACCTCATCTTTAATTTCACCTAAGTTTACCCCTTTTAGAGCTCTTTCTTTCTTAAATGGATTACAAGACGCTTGTACCAACCCTAACGGCCAAGCAATTACTATGAAGTCAGCATCAGGATTATTTCTGAATGGTGTGTATCTATCATATGAACCTGGTTTCATCATACTACCTCCACCATACTGAACTATAATATTATCCTCAATTTTAACATCCTTATTAACTTTCATTGACTGAACATAACTTTCCTTGTTTCTTTCCAAAGACTCAACATCAGCATAATTTTTTTCTTTCATTTGAGATTTAATGTTCATTAAAATACTCAATAACGATGGATTTGCATTCATTACAATACTTTCTAAGAAACCTGGTTTGTTTTTAAATGCCAATAGTAATTTATTTGCAACCATACCCATTACCATTTTGTTTCTTTGTAAGGATTGGTCTTTATCTATTTTAAACAAATAATTCATTACCTGTTTAGGAGTAATATCGTATTTTGCATAGTCAGCCGAGTCAACCATAGATATCAAAGTAATATCATCGGTAGGGAAGATATCTTTTGGTGATACCGTTTGAGATATAGTCTCAACATTTGACCTTGATGATTTGAAATTTGTTGCGGTTCCTTGTTCCACACCTGCTTGAGTGTCGTGGTGATCCGTATGTATAACAAACATTGGTTTACCATGCGCAAAATCAACCAAGACCGGCATAACATCACCTTTAGCATCTAATTTCTTAATTGCAAATTCTTTATCACCATATTGGATTATTTCACTATCAACTACTTCAATTCCATTTTGCTCCAAGTAATTTTTCATACCTAAGGCAGTAGTTACCCCATCCAAATCTTGGTGGAAGTAGATCTTAGCCTTCGGATATCTTTTCGCTAATTTATTGATATCTCTAATACCACTTTCTTTAAGGAATAGTTTTGATTCTTCTGTGAGAATTTTAATTACAAAATCTTTCATACTTTATAAATACTTTGAAGTTTAATAAATAAAAAGTAAGTGATCTCATTATTTTTTGTATCTTTATAATATGAAGATGAAGAAAATGACCGACCGAATTTATGAGTTTTGGAATTTGAATCCTGAGGATTCTAATCGTGAGATTACTGATGTTGAACTCACAGAGATTGAGGATGAAATTGACTATTCAAAATACGAATTTTACTTTGGTGAAGACTTCTGTCTTTTAAAGGAAGACAATTGCGATGTTGAGGATGAGGTTTTTAATTTACCTGAGCCAGAGGTAAATGAAGAAGTTGCGACTTTATCTAAACCAAAATCTAAAAAAGATGAGATCAATGAGAGTCTAACATACCTAAAGTCAAAACCATCCAAAACAAAACAGGATCGTGAATCTATCTATACATTGGAAATTGTTTTGAAAAGTATGAAATAAACTATAAGATGAATTTTGTATTATAGTACCCTACGATGTTATTGTACTCGTCGGTAAGTAGTGGGTAATTATTTAAAATCTCGTCAATTTTATGATATAATGTTTCCGTCTCCCAATATGATTCGACCTGCGGAAGAAATCCATCTATGTATTCCGAAACCACAGATTTAGGTAGATACCAATCTCCATCTTTCTTTGCTCGGATAACTTTTACCCTATTTGTAATATAAAAAGTATATTCGTAACTACTTCCTTCAATAGAAAGTCCAACGGATTCTATAAAAAGTTCGTACATACCCTCTTCAGAAGTATTTGAATGTCGTATTACAAATTCTATACTTTTAACCGAATCAAAAACATTTTGGATTTTGCGTTTAACCTCACCTGTTAAATATAACCCTATATTTGCTTTTGGGATAAAATTTGGTTCAATCTTTTCATTTATAAAATCACCAAAAGAGTTGAGCTCATCATCTAAATCATTTAAAACTATTCCAGTATAATAAGGAACATTATTTGGATTTCTAATATCAAAATACATATCATACGCAGTTATGCCTTTAGGAGAAAACTCAACTTTAACGGGAATAACAATTAACCCATGAATGTTAATTTGATCACCAGCAAAATTTTTAAATAGTTTTAATATTTTTTCATTATTTTTCATATAAACATTTCTTGTTCTTTTTGTCTACGAAATTCAAGTCCAGGATATGCATTAAATAAATGAGAACTTGTTGTTCCTATTAATTCTTTAGCCCCAATCATATCCCCTCGTTTTAACGCCTGAATGAAATCTGACGTTCTTATACCAGGACCCATATTAAAAGCCATCGATACCATAGCATCATACATTCCTTGAGTTATTTTTGGTTTTATCCCCTCTTTTTCCCACTCATCCAATATTCTATTTATAACACCTTCAGCATCTTTTATATCATTCTTCAAAAGTGTCTCAGCATTTTCTTTTGTAATAGTAGTCCTACCTGGTATTATCTTATTATATCTCGGAAGAAAATCATATCCCTCATTTTCACCAGCAAATATCGCATGACCATATCCAATAGTATATGCACCATCACCAATATCATAAGCCGTTAAAACAGGTTCACCCTTTTCCCTAATAGACCCTTCTTCGTACTTTAAATGATTAAATAAGGTTTCGGACGCATTTCTGATTTTAAAGTCCTGAACGATTTGTTTAACAACTTCCTTCTCAGCCTTAACCGCCTTTTGTAATGGGGGATTCAAATAACTACTAATTTGATTTATACTTAAAAGACCTATGAAGGAATATAGAACATATTTTAATATCTTTCTTTTCGTATTAAAAGAAAGGTTTTTCATTTTTTCAATTAATTTCTTAACAAAAACTTCAGCGTCTTCTTTTGTTTGAACCCAAGTTTTTGCAAGATCAATATCTTTTTTTACTTTGGTTAAATCCCATTCCATATCTGGTTCGGTCTTACCATCTTCAGTAATTAAAGATAATTTAAATACAATATCATCAAGAATTGATTCGTAAACGATCTTTGACTGGACTCTTTGATGTTGTTCTTCGGTAATGGAAACTTTCATACCTATAAATATAGACTTTTTCTATTCATAAACAACCTTTGAAACGCAAATATCATTTATGTTAAAATATTTAAGTTCACTTAAAATAGCTATTTCATTCCTAAACATTCTAACTCTACGATTCATCCTACTCGTAGAATACTTAAGTGTTTCCACACAAGTAATTTTAATCATCACATCAACCTCATACACAAAAAAACCAACCCTAACACATGACATATATTTTCTAATATTTGTAACGTTAATAATACAATCATCTTTAAAGATGATTTTACCATTAACACCAATAGGATTTTTTTTCAAAAGTTTTTTAATGAAGATCGTGTCTTTATCTTTAATTAACTTCCCTATTTTGTATTTGTGTCCCATAAGACAAATATACAAAAAATATTCTATCTACGAGAACTTTTCTTAATATCTTCTAATTTTGCCTTTCTTAAAGCTGAACCTAATTGTGATGAAACCTGATGATTACTTCTTGAATTTATTTTACCATAGTCAATAGTCTTTGGACCTGAAAGAACTTTGGTTTCTTTTGATCCATTTAAAAAAATGTTAGCGATTGACTCGTGCTTCAATCTTTTAATTTCAGAATCATTTAATTCAGTCTCTTCAACCATTTCAACACCAGAGTTTAAAAGTTCTTTATTTTCAAAATCAACTACGTTATAATTTCCTACGACAAACTTTTCATTAATTACATTTTTCGATGTTTTCTGTCTACTTAAAAAATGATATTGACCTCTAAGTCTTGACGATAAATTAGTATCAGGGTGAACAGTCAATGAATTTTTGTGTTGTCTTCTATGAAATAAAATATGTGGAGTATGTAAAATCTTGACATCTGTCTTATATAGTCTACCCATGAAATCTGAATCCGCAGCAACCTTCCACCCTTCAAACCCATTCATCTCTAAGAAAAGTTCTTTTTGTATTCCAAAAACTCCTTCACCAAATTGTGGTTTTTCTTGTTTATATTCCTTAATCCCATTAACATCAGTAAAGTTAATATATTTTGGCTTAATAACAGAATATGAATCTAATTTAGTATCAACCTCAAATAAAAGATCTGTCATCATAAAATCATCAGAGTCAAAGAATAAAAGTTTCCCAAACTTTGATAGATCCGCTAAAGTATTTTTAATTATATAAGGCCCTTTATTTTCGGTAAAAAAATAAAACTTAAAGTTTAATGGAAATTGATTCTCATATATATAATTTAAAGTATCATAACAATAATCAATTCCGATTAAAACCTCATACTCTTCACCATATTTACTGCATTCAATTGAACTCACTAGTTCAGGAAGGAAATCTATATTTTTATATGTCGGTATAATAATGGTAAGACTCAAATTTAATTTTTTTATTAGTTTATTTTTAATTAAAAATATTTAATTACCTGAACCTTTTCTTGATTCCTTGTATTTTTGAAATTGTCTGTGAATTTAATTTCACATTATTAATTTGTTGTGGTTGTGGTCGTGGTTGCACAACAACTTTTGGGTTATTATTTTGAAATATGGAGTTAATTTTATCGTAGTTAATTTGTTTTTGTTTAAGTTGTAACTCATTAAGTTTTATTTGAGTCTTTTCAACAACCTTATCCTCTTCTATTTCTTCTTTTTTATTAAAAATGCCATCCACAATTTTTGTTTGTATG